TTTTTGCCGATACGAGACAGCACCGGCCAGATCAAGAGCTGCAAGGTGGAGCATAAATCCTGCGTTGATTTCCTGGGCCGATACAACAGCATCCCCGTTGCGGTGGAGACCAAGCAGACGCACACAGGACGGATCGATTTTGATGCAGTACAGCCGCATCAAGCCGCCTTCCTGGACGCCTGGACGACCGACAAGGCGGTGGGCATGATCCTGGTTAGCTTTGGCCTTCGCCGCTTCTTTGCCGTCCCCTGGCCCTTCTGGCGAGCTGCCAGGAACACATGGGCCGCACAGAAGGGAACGGCCAAGAAAAAGCGCGCACCGCCCACCGTGACGGCCTACGGCCAGACATGGACGCCGCCACCCATGGCGAGCGCAGCCCCGGAAGATTTTCTTCCGGTCTGGGAAGTAAACCTCGGCGGCCGCACCGGCCTGCCCTACCTGGAAACCATTGAAAAGCTGGAAGGAGTTCTGGAATGAGTGACGATATTTATTTAGCCCGCTTCGACTATGAGGAGCTGACGGAGCAGGCCGCGATCCCCGTTATTATCGTGACCGCAAACCAGGACGACTACCCGCGGCGCTACGTTGCCCGCCTGTGGGACATGAGCGTCCCGACGAGCACCCAATACATGGCCCTGGAAGACACCCTGGAAGAGTTACGAAAGACAATTCCGGCTGAAATGAGCCGCCTTCCGGCAGCACCGGACGACAGCATTGTGGAAGCCTGGCTTTAAGGAGAAACACATGGAAAAAGTACGTTTTGAAGCCTTCAACGTTGAAGAGCTGCGCGTTTTGCGCCGGGCTTGCTACGAGGCGGGAGCCGCATTTGGCGACCCGGGCCACACGGCGGCGGAGCGGGCCACGCTGGACGACCTGGCCGTCGAGATCCTCGGTGAGCTGAAAAAGAAGGAGGCGGCCGCCGCCCAGCAGCGACAGGAAGAACCGCTGGAAAAGGCCGCGAAGGAGCCCGAAAAGGGCGCGGCCGATCAGCCGCCGGTTGCGCCGAAAGTTTTCCAGAAGCCAGAGTCGCAGAAAAAGCGCGCGGTGCAGCGGCTGGACATTCTGGAAAGGGCAAAAGCTGCACAGCCCGCCGAAAGCGCCCACAGGGCCCCGGAGCCGCCCGTCGAGGCAAAGTTTACCGGCTTCCTGTATGTGCGCTGCGAAAAATGCGGCCAGGAACGCGGCTTCTGCGCAAAGACACCGATTTCCTCGTGTTATTGCCGGGAGTGCGGCGGGAAAACGGAGCTCAAAAATATGCGCCAGGTCAAGATCTGGTGCGAGTGCGGCAGCGCCTACCGGTACCACACGAATATCCAGGACGCCGCATTTGATATGCCGTGCCTGAACTGTGAGGCCCCTGTGGCGCTTGAGTGGAACGAGAACAAGAACAGATACCAGCCCATGAACAGCGAGCCGCCGAAGGCCCGCAGGGGCCGGAAATAAGGCGAAAGGAGAGAACACACAATGAGCAGCACAGACAACCTCCCACGCCCGGCGGACAGTCCTTGCCTCAAATGCGCTTCCGCTGGCTGCACGAGCATTACCATTGGCAAAGGCGACAACCGAAAGACCTTCCCGGGCTGCGCGACCTGGCAGCAGTGGTTTTCTGAACGCTGGCAGGGCTACCAGGAAACTGCCTACAAAATGAAGCACCTTCGGAAGGCGCGGGGGCGCGGGAATGACTAGATATATTTCTGTGTACCGTTGTCGCCTTTGCGGAAAGGAATACGCTGAAGGCGGCACGGACACTGGACGCGCTGCCATGAATGGCGCAAACGAGGCGGCGTTAACTGCAAGCGGCATTGAGCCTGGACGACTGTGCATGAACGCGCCCACACTGTTTTCTATCCACCATTGCGACGGCGGAAGTTATGGCGTTTCTGAATTTTTGGGTTTTAAGAAAGTTGACTTAGAATACAAAGAAGCCGAGGAGGAAAAAGCCAGCTCCGGAGCTGCCATAATGAGCCCGGAGGAAATGGCCCGTTATTTGATGGGGCTTTGCCGTTGCCGTTTGGCGACCGGGAATGGTTGCCCTGGATGTCCTTTTGATAAGCCAACCAGCGATAACGGCGACGGTGAGTGTCGTCTGGGTGTCCCGGAAGACTGGGATTTTTGAGGAGGCGAAGAAATGAGCGAAAAACGTATGGTCTACGCGGAGGATGTGATCCAGAGAATCCGCGACCTGGCCCCGGAAATCCTGGGCGGCTGGTATAACCCGGACATGGAGAACGAGTTGGAGCAGCTTGTTTGCGTTGTGGAAAACACTCCGACGGCAGCAGCCCAGGACGCCCAGCGCTGGCGCTACACGGCAGAGGAGCCTCCGAAGGAAGAAGACGGAGACTGCTGCGGCCGCGTTCTGATCGCCCACGCCGGTGCCCATTGTGCGGTCGCTACGTCCTTACAGTACGCCAGAGAGAACCCGGAGGCGGTCCGCGTTTGGATGCCGCTTCCGAAACTACCGTGGGAGGAAAAGAAATGAGCATGGAAGAAACTGCCGTTCTTTTGAGCATCCGCCCGGAGTGGTGCCAAAAGATTTTCCGCGGAGAAAAGACCATGGAAATCCGCAAGAACTTTCCGAAAGACTTCCAGGGGCAGCCCTTTAAGTGCTTCATTTACTGCACAAAAGGACAAAATGCCGGATTTCGGATGGAGCCAGACGGAAGCCTGCTGCGGCTGGACGGAACCGTTATCGGGGAGTTTACCTGTGATCGCGTGTATGAAATCGCCCCGCTTAACCATGCGCCGGACGACCTGGAAGCCCAGGCCTGCATGGACCGGGACCAGATCTGGAAATACACACACGGCAAGGGCTACGCCTGGCACATTACCGAGTTGAAGACGTATGAAACGCCGCTTGACCTGGCCGCATTTCACCTCCGTTGCGAAAACGCCCTGCGCTGGTGCAACAATGGCGGCTGCGCAATGCACATTTGAGAGGAGACACGCCAATGATCGAGAAAGGCTCCATGTTTAAGGCCTGGGAGGCTACCACCGAGCAGCAGAAGAAGGCCCACGAAATGCAAGCCATCTACAAGGCCCAGGAAACCGCCCGGCAGGCAATCCAGGAGGCCATGAACCGGTACATAAAGAAAAAGACCCGCGCCCGCAGCGTGGCGAAAGCCGAAGCAGACCCGTTCGCGGAACTGGAAGGATGGGAAAGCCTTGACCAGATCCAAGAGGCCTACGGCTACGGCGAGATCACATCCGACCACCGGGACAAGTTGACGGACCTGTGGGAGGCCAGAGAGACCGCACAGCGCAAGGGAAAGAAAGATGGCAAATATCACGACCTTGTAACCGATATGCTGGCCCGTGCTATTCACAGCGTGGGCATTGAGTACGCGGACGAGATTGCCGCGTATGAGGAGGAACGCCGGATGCGCCGCAGCTATTACGAGAAGGTGGAGAACAGGGCGAACGGCCTCCAGGAAGAAGAACCGGACCCTTTGAGCCCAGCAAGAGCCGCCATTGCAACGGCTATGCAGGCCGCCAAGGTTTCGGAAGTAACCGGTGCACCGTTGCCGAAACCTCTTACATGGAAACGCGGATTCTATGATACTACCAGAACGTTTCCGTCCGGCTGGTATGAGTGCCCTGTGTGCGGATGCAGGGTGGACTGGGAACCGGAGCGATGCCCCAAATGCTACACGCGGCTGGAACTGGAAGAAACGGAGGGGTGAACCGTGGGAAAAAGAAACTATCCGCCATTTGAGACCTGGGCAATCGACCTCCGCGAGCGCTTCCCGCTCTGGCCGTACAATAAACCGAAACCTGGCCATGAGGGCTTCCGGCTTCTGGATGGACCCGCGCCCGACTTCCACCGCATGACCGTGGAAGAATTTGAAGCCCTACCCCCTCATATATGGATGGACGTCAAAAAGACCCTGCCGCCCCTGGAACACCCGGTTTTAACCGTGGACGCCTACGGCAACTACCACACCAACACAGAATACATTGACAACCCAGAGATCCCGTTCTGCATCACCTACAACAACGGCCGTTTCTGGCCGCCGATTGCGTGGAGCAAATTCGACCGGTTGAAATGGAGCGGTGATTGATGAATGAGTGATGAAAAGGCAGAACGCCAGCCGTTCGTCTGGGGGTGCACAGGCGGCATAAGGGACTACAATTCAAAAGAACTTCCGTTTTTCGAATGGATCGCACACCAGACTACAACAGAAAAGTTCATTGTACCGAAGGAGGACCCACGCATGGACATGGGCAGAAACAGCGAACATTACAGCGACCCCACACCCGGCACGGCCTGGGAGAATATGCGCAGGGAGGAAAAGCGGCTGGATGCCGCCCGCCTTGTTGTGGTTTCGGCCCTGG